GTCTGATTTGCCTCATCTCTTTTTGGTTATTAATCGCTTCTTGTCTTTTTGCCTCGGCGGCTTCTAACTTGTCGAACTTTTCTTTGTACTCTTCGCGTACTTGAGCAACTTGATATTGATTCTGAAGAGCATTATATGTAACCATATCATCTCTCCATTGTTCATGTTGCGCTACATACTGAGCACTTTCACTAGCAGGATCACTTATTGCATCATCACGACTGAATCCTGGAGGCGGTGCTGGTCTTTCAGGTGGTGGAGGAAATTCTTCACTCTCCTGTTCAACCGCCGCTTCTGCATGTTGAGCAGTGTCTACCTGCTTAACAGCCTCTGGATTATTACGCAAATAATCAACCATAGGAGCATATTGCTCCATTTCTTTTACTTGATTCTGTAGTTTAGCAGCCTTAGACTGCCAGTATTGATAACGAACTTGATCATTGTTAGGGTCTGCCACTTCATTTTGAGTGAAATCCTGCGGTGGAGCCGTTGGCTGCGCAGGTAAATTCTCTATATCTTGAACTGCTTCGGGAGCATCCGCTGGAGGCGGTTGGTTATCCCTTGGTTCAATTGGTAATCCCATTCCTTTTTCAAATGCGTAATCTTGACTTTCTCTTTCAGCTTTGGTTTCCTGAATTTGTTTTTCAAAATCAGGAGCTTCACTTACTTGATTTTCATTAGCTTCCATTGCTATTTTTTCCTCTCTTTTGACTGCTTCTTAGATGCTGAAGAAGGTGAGCCAGCTTTTTCTTTCATTGCATCTGCGGCTTCTTTGGACAGCATTGAGAGATTATCGTCTAATCGTTTATCAAATAAAGTACTAGCCATTTTAGACTTGTTCTTAACTTGATCAAGGTCAGATTTAAATTTCTCAACTTCTACTTTCTGTTTCAGGTGAACATTTTCTCTAGTTAGTGTCTGCATATCGCCATTTACTTTCTTAAGCTGTTCAGTCACTGACTTGAGTTGTTGCTGTAACTTACCGATAGTATCTGTTCTCTGAAGTACGCCTTCCATGTCGAAGACCTCTGTTTTCTTTAGGACTTCTTGCTTATCAATGATACCTTTTCCGTACGCGTCCATGTAAAATTCGAGTTCCGCATATCTATTAGACGGAAGTGTCGAACCTGAAACATAGACTACATCATATTTGCCTACGGTGATATCATTAAAAATCTTAATTTCATTAGTTTTATCATCATATAATTTCTTATTTATAGCATATTCGCTTAAAGAATTGTTAGGATTAACGATCCTAAACACTTTTTCACTTTGATATAATTCTTGCATTAATTGTATTGCTATTTGGCCTACTCTAGTTAAAGCACTTTCTATATCTGCTAACTTAGATTTAATCTTTCTTTGACCAAATTCATCTAAAGATATAGTAGCTTTGTAAGTTTGAGGGGCAGCTTGAGAATTACCCATCATCATTTCGTACAATCCGAGTTGATGATCTATGTCGTTTTTGGCTGATTGTTCATTTTGGTATAACTCGTTAGGAAGAGGAGTTGGACTCGCAACTACAGGCTGCCCCAAATCAAAATCTACTTCTATACCAACTCCAGGTTGAGCCCATTTTTGCTCAAATTCAGCCATGTCAACACTACCAGAAGGAACTAATACCTTCATATTAGTAGATGTTGTAGCATGTGCTATAATTAATGACCTAGTTTTGTTGATATAATCTTGAAGTCCCTTAACCATTCTAACATCACTTATAGGATAAGGTGTTCTTGTGTGTAAGTTAATTATAGGGACTATAGGGTAACTACTTGTTGGTAATACCCTTGAGTATAAATATGTATCTCCTAAGATAACACATTGTTTCATTTTGACTATTTCAATAGGAACTGCCTCTACCATTTTTTGCTGTATTAATTCAGCTCTAGATACTATTTTAATATTAGGAATCTTAGTTACGGCACCAGCTTCTTCCATTGCTTTTACTTTAGTATCTTCAACCTGCTTATCTATGCTTCTTCTTAAGTTTTCAAGTTCTAATTCCATTCTAGCTGGAAGAACCTGTCCCATTAGGACACCATCTGACAACTCTTTTTCTTTTTCTTGATATTGAACTTCAAGCTCTTCTGACATAGATATTATGCCTTCATGTATTATTTGAAGATTTTTATCTAATATTTGCTTTCTCTTTATAGACTGACCCTCTTGAACTTTTTTTATCTGATCTGGGCCTTCTATAACTTTTCCTTCTAATAGACCAACTTCATCTCGTAAATATCTTTGAAACTCTTCATTGTCGAATCTATATTCTTTTTTATTATAATTTTGATATACTCTAAATGCCGATTCTCTGACCTTATAATAACGCTCATAACCTCTGATATATTCATCATCCTCTAATGTTTCGACTTCTCCTGGAAAAGTAATGCCAACATCATCTTGCTTGCCTGTTATTATTTGATCTGACTCATAAGAACCACTTGCAGCTTGAATTGCTTGCTTGTACTGAGGATACATAGCTTTTGCCTGCGATTTAGTGAAATTACGAGAAACTACAATGTTTTCAGCATCTGCAAAAAAAGGATCCCTTGCATTAGGGTCTACATAAACATCCATAGGGTCTATGTCTTTAATCATCACTTCACCCTTACCATCATCAGCTGATGGATTTTGATATATTTGAATATATCCCATTCCACATACATAATAATCATCGATAGCTTTTCTTATTGCTGTTCTACCATCAGATATATCATACATATATGTAAGCAATTGATTTAATACATTAGCTACTTTTACATCCGAATCTTCTCTTGGGGATACCTTAAATGAGGGTCGATTAGCTGTAAGCATTGCTTTAGCTGTTTCAACTGCTGGGTGAATACGATTTACTACTACTGCTGCTTGTCCTCTAGCTTCTAGGGTGTCTACTTGTTCTTTAGTCCATTGTCGGCCTAAACGATATTCTTGATCTTCACGGGCTTGAGTTTCCCAATGATTTCTTTTGTCTTCGTATAATTTGAATATTTCGTGTGTTTCGTCTACTATAGACTTCTGTTTCACACCTTTTTCAGGATTTTTCCCGTATGCCAAGTTAGATACCCCCAGTAACTAAATTACAATTAAGCAATATAATATAAGGACTAAAGTGTCATCCAATCAAGAAATTTTTTCTTTTTCTTAATCCTTTCATCTGTAGGGGTAAATTCTTTTACTCTACAAGGTCTTGCTCCCTCTAAAGATGTCCATATTGCATCCATAACATCGTCATGTTTTCCTTTAGGATATGATAGAAACTCAGCTTGCGCTTCAGTGTCTTGAGGTCTAAAAAAGAACTCACCCTTAGCAAACATAGGCACTAAAGATAAAAGTCTTTCACTTTTACGAGTTCTTGGTTTAACTCCTTTTTCTAACCCTGGAATATATAGATTATCTTCTATCATTCTTTTTTTAACTGAGGCTCTTAATGCTTCCTGATAAGCTACTGTCTCTATTTTCATTTTTTTATGACGATACTTCTTAAATTTTTCTATAATAATATCAGGTTGTTCTGCAGGAGACACATGTTTTCTATATAAATCAACAATATATTTGTTACCTTCATGGTCTATAGCTAATGTGACTAGAACAAAGAAATCTGCCCTAGCTGATAGAGAAGAAGCTGGATCTACACCCCCGTATATTTCCACTGGGACTATCTTTTCCTCATCTCCTACATTTCTTACTAATACTGGTTGCCCTTGACGCCTTTCAAAATCATAATGATGTAATTTTATCCAATCTGGTTGGAAGGGAGCCTCGTCGGGAGACTGAGCAATATTCATATACTCCTGATAGAACCCATTAATATTACCTACTGATGCATACTCTTCTTTTATTTGAGTTATCCTTTCTTGAGGAAACCTTTCAGGCCATATAGGGCTTCCATCGTCATCAATTATAGAATACCATAAAACATTCCAGGCTGAAGACTCTTTTGCCCAATATAAGAAGCAATCTTCAGATATAACTGTTCCAATCATTACAATCCTACCTTCATCTGATAGAGAAGGGACAACAGCTTCTGTCATCCATTTTCTATTCTTAGCACGAGCTTCCATTGTAAATGCATTTAGTTCTGACTCAAAATCATCAACTATAATAAGAGTAGGACGAGTATCTCCTTCAATAAACCCCCTTACTCTTTGTCCTGTCCCTACAGCAACGATCCTTACCCCATTGGCAGTAACTACATCAGTAGCAGTCCACCTTTTTGCAGTATTAGGACCCATATCTCCAAATAAGTTCTTGAAATTGTCACTGTGTGTTAAGTGATACTTAATACGAGATAAGAAATTGATAGACTGCGCCTGTGATTCTGATATTATTACAATGAACTCTTCTTCATCGTCTGCTTTAAATGCTATGCGATGCATCGGAAGGAGCAGAGAGGTAACTGTGGATTTTGCTGTACCACGAGGCGCTGCTATTAGCACTCTTTTTTTATCTCTATCTCTTAAATGTTGATATATTTCATGATGAAAGGGAGGAGTCGCCTTTCTCAATGCTGTAGGGAAACAAGTTCTTCCAAATAAAGCTATATTATTCCTTAATTTTTTTAATGCTTGTTTCTTTTCGTATAAAGCTTCGTAATCTTCCACTATTCTTCGCTACTTGGAGATGTCTTAGCCTCTATAGTGACTTGTTTGCCCTTTAGAGCCTGTTCTTCCTCATTTATCTCATCTAATAGCTTTCTAGTAGCAGTAGCTTCTAATTGAGTAGTCGTTTTAGTTACTGTCTTGTCCTTCATACCTAGCATATCCTGTATATTCTCTACTACTCTAAGGAAATTAGTAACATCTCCCTTTTTCTCTGCCATCTCAAGGCCTTTATCTAATAAATCAATAGTCCTTGACCTATTATGACCTTTTTCAGCTAATACTTCCTTTAATTCGTCTTTTACCATACTCTTAAACTCCTGTGTTCTCATCCACCTTTTAGCAGTCCTTATTTTATTGGCTGAGGGGTTATCATATACAGTATCTATAGCTAAATCCATACTGAAACAAGTAGCGTATACCATAGCAAGGTTCTTCCATTCTTGCGTACCCTTTCTTACTTCAAGTTGAGGCTTTCCTGAGAGCGTGTGATTAGATATCCTACCATCTGCTTTAAGTTTTTGATTAGGATACTTAGGAGAATGAAAGGCATAGCCAAAAGGCATCCTAACATAATAAGAAATAACACCATTAGATGAGTCATACTTCTTCTTTTGGATGACCTTTCCAACATAGTTATCATCAGTGATCGCATATTCCCCCTTCCCTGCTTCTTTCCAATAAGAATAATCTATACCTTCTTTATCAGCCTCTTTCTTTGTATACACCGAATAAGAGACTCTGCCCTTATCCTTATGTTTTATAGAGATTTCGTACATTAATGATTATAGGCCTAAATCCCAATAATTTTTCTTAACTTCTTTGCCTAATACCTTGTTAGAAGCAAAACTATAAGGGTTTGCAGCTCTGCTAGGATTCAAACTACCTCCGCCTCTTCTTTTTAGGCTAATATAGGTCTTAGCTAGAGTTTCTTTAATTCTAGGCGTAATATTTTGCACCCTTGAATTCCCTACCAGGTTTCTAACAAACTGTTGAAACCCTGGATCTCTTTGTAATAGAGTATTAAATGTACCAGCTCTAGATATATTACCCATATATGTTAAAGGTTTGCCACTCCAAGGAGTTCCCCCTGTATTTAATGCAGAAGCCTTCCTAGATTCTAGTCTTTGAAGCCCTGCTCCTATACCTGGATTCTTCCTCATAGACGATATACTCTCCATAGTCTTAACTTTAGTAGGATTAGGTAAAGAGTGGCCAGGTACTTTAAGCTTCTGATTAGCTTGTTTAACGAGTGTCCTAGGCTTTACACCCTGAGACCTAGCTAAAGTACTTAAACCTTGCTTATTACCTGTTTTAAACAGCCTCATTACAATTTTAGCTAACTTAATACCTATCATACTAACTCCTTATCTCAAAATGAGGAAAATCATCGAATCTATTGTCTTGTACTTCAAAATCTTGATCCCAATCGCCGCCCCATCTTAGGTTGATACCCATACCACGAGCGATACCAAGCACAAACCCAGCAAAAAGAGTTTGTCGTTCTCTGTCATCCCAGTCCACGGGATAAGGTGTGACATCGACAGCGCGACTAGGGGAACTATTATGCCTCCCCATAGGGAATTTAACCTTTGTTTTACCTTCGTCAAAAAGCTTGTTTTGTCTCCATTCATCTCTATGACCCTCCAATACTGAACAATCAACATACTTTATTACCTCATTGAATACTTTCTGTAGGTCTTCATTACATGTTGCTAGGTTAGCTTTAGATCTCTTACCGAATCTTGGCATTATCTCTTCCTTTTGGGTGTTTTAGGGTATCTACGGACATTATCTACAGGGACTACCCCTCCCCAGGGCTTACCTATCTGATCAGTCTTTAATGTTGTGTATTTACTCATTAACTCTCGAAGTATATTTATTTAATAATATTATAAGGTAACTATCCTTATTACTAATAGGCCTTTATAAACTGTTAGGAGCGCCGCAATATAGTATACTAATATAGGGCAAGCTGCACCCTTTTTCCAAATATATTCTAAAAAATATTTTCAGGGGACCCGTTTTGAAAAATTGGCTCAAGAATTGGTGTACGTGATATACATTGAACCTACCCCGTTCGAATTCACGGCATGGGGTGCCTTGCCAGGTTGAATTCAGGAAGGGTTCGGTTCCGATTGCCTGCAGACTTGAGCCCACCACGCCCAAAGCCCTCAAGTCTTACGGCTAGCCCCGTGTTGCTTGGGCAACATTTGCCCTAATTAATAACTTAATAAAAACCTTAAAGGAGTATTAATCATGTCAAATAAAACAAATACAGTTCAAATCCATACTTACTACAACTCAGTAGTTCCTAACACGGATGTAAAGGGCACACCTAAGCTAGATAGCGATGGAAAACCCGTACTAAATCGTAATAACGAGATAGTTATGAAATATCCACCTCAGCTTGGTAAGGACGGAAAGAGCCTCTACTCTGAGAACATCTTCATTGTCTTCAAAGCCGAGTCTACAGTTCCTGATAGCTTGTCCTTAGACCGTGTTAAACATCTTGCGACAACTGCTGAATCTAGTAAGCGTACCCTTAAACACGCTGATACTGCCTATAATGTTGCATATGTATCGCCTGAATACGAGATGAAAGACGGAGATACTACTGTTAAAGTCATCCGTGCTAAGTACGAGCCACAACGAGCTAAGTTCAGACCTGAACTGTCTTGGTAGGTTCAAAGGGATAACTTCGGTTATCCTTTTTCACGATTCTAAATAGAGCGTGATAAGGTAAGGTAATGTTATTTAGTATACATAAAAGGTTCTGTGTATTTGCTATTCACAGTTGGTTTAAACCCAAATAGTGATTCGTCAGTTGAATGATACTGAATGCTTTTCTACACGGAGCCTTTATGTACTTTGGTAAGTAATTTAAATAGTTAATTAATAGGAGATCAATACAATGAGTACATGTAATTGCATGATTCAAGTTGCTTGTGATAAGTGTAGAGATTGGAAAAGAAAGGTAATTCACAATCAGCTTATAGACGGTATTATGGTAGGTTATAGCCCTGCAAAAAGATTCAGATTAAAGTTAGTAAGAAGTGTTAAGAACTACATAAATAAAGTAAGGAGAAAGTTACAATGATTACATTAGTATCATTAACTAAGAACTATTTCTACTTCGATGTAAGTGGAACTATAGTAACAGTATCAAGAGTAGCTCACAACAGCTTATTTAAAGCACAGAGACGAGCTATTAGTAAGTTTAGAGCAATGGGTTAATCATACGGTAAAAACAATCAAGTTTTATGATCGTGATTGACTCCAAACATAAGGAGAGGGATGTAAGTCCGACGTTTTTAGATAGGTCTCTGCAGAGATAATTAACTATCCCAAAACAACACAAGCTGGGTATTCTCTCTCCTTATAAACTTAGGAGTATTTATGTTAATATTTAAAAATAGTACTGTAGTAAAGAGTGAGCATCAAATGAGTGATGAAGAGCAGTTGGCATTTGAAGAGCATTGCAAGTTTAATAATTATAATCATGAAGATTACATAGATCAGAGTGATTTAACCCCTCGTAATGAGGAAATGGAGGATTAATGGAGACAGTATTCTTTGATATTATTTATGTAGTAAGGTCAGTAGTAGAGATAGCATTCTTCATAACAGCTATACTAGCATTAAAAGTATATATGAGGAGGTTATTGTAATGGGATATGGAATACCTAAAGAGAGTCAAAAAGACGTCAAGATATGCGAATTACAGCATGATATTGATGTATTAGTTAAATTTATAAACTTAGTAATCAAGAATAGTCCCGATGAACAAGATGTTCTAGGCAAAATACTAGAGTATGAGGGAATGAACATAGAAGGACTAAAATTAAGGAGAAAACGATCATGGAAGACTTAAAAGATATTATTAAAGATTATATGAATAGTTGGAAAGAGTGCACAGTATGTAAGGATATGTGCAAGCCCGATGTTATAACTAATTATCCTGAGTATTCAGTATGTGATGATTGTGTTGAACATGAAGTTATGGGGCATTGGATAAGTTAACAAAAGGAGAGTATATGCCTGAATTTAATAA